TAACAACTGGTGTCCGACATTAAACATTACTAGTACATCAGTAAATGAATCACCAACAGCACTATCTGGTCCATCAACAAAGTCTACGACTTTTAATGGTAGTGTGTTAGTAGTAGCTGCTGTACTACCGTCAACTGCGTTTTTACTTGTACCTATTGCTGTACTACCTGCAGTTTGCACAACAGCACAGTTCTTGCCAAGATCATCTTGTCCAAGAGTTTCGTCTGATTGCATTTGCATTAGTATGAATGGGTCAGAAGCAACATACGCAACAATATCATCTGCAGCAGTTGAAGCTGGATAATATTGATTTGGTGTGAATTGACCTGTTGTTGGGTCTGTATAAGCACAACCAAGGAATACACCAATAGGTGTTAAAGATGTTGTACCAGTATCCTTTTGGACAGTGGTATTAGGGTTATCGTCACCCCACTTTACAAAATCTCCAAAGAATATGGATGTACCATATGCATTTTTAATTTTGTAATGTGTAACTTTTCCTTGATATGGACTTCCAACTACAGTACCAACTGGTCTTGCTCCGTGTGGAGCTGCACTTGATGCCATAATTTTCTCCTAAAAAAAAATTAAATTAATATAACAAGATACTATGAATCTTTACCAAATGTTGTTCTTGATTTTCTTTCAAATACTTGTTTGGTAGCCATTCTTGAATCTTGATCTTTAAAATAAGTGTTATCTACAGATTCCATTTGAGACTCTGCTAAATTAGAAAAATATTCATCTCTAGCTTTTGCCTTTTCTAATGGCATCTTACATAACAGTTGTCCACCAATCTCAACATTACCTTTCTTTGACCACTCAGAATTATGGTCCATCATATGAATCTGTAGTTCTGGATGATCCTCTAATCTACAAGGTTGCCATCCTTCTCTAAGTTTTCTTGATACATTAGGATTATCAGCATTACCTAAAAGGCTTGTTCTGATATACCTAAATACCCATCCTTCTTGTGGTTCAGGGTTTGGTAAGTTTGATGGATTTTCCCAACTTTGAATACGCTGGGAAGCCTCTCGGCTCTCTATCTCCCTAGGGGTACGCTCTGCTGATTCTTGTTCAGCATTAATATTATCTTGATTATCAGGTAAATCTGACATCTTAGTTCTCCTTTAAAAGTTGATTTGCATACTGCTCAGGCGTTATATTGAGTCGCTTTGCGAGGGCAACTTGGCTCTGTGTCAGATGAATTTTGCGAGGGGTTTTACTGCTATTCCTCGTAGCAGGTGCGACAGGATTAACTACCTGCCTTCTTGGAGTTTCTACAACTTGTTCTGCTTCCACAGGTTGTTGTTGAGATACACCAAAGAAATTTGGAAACTGTTCTCTCATTTTTGCGTCAACCTCAGAATAATACTGCTGAGAGTTCTTTTCAGGGTCTACGCCATTTGCTTGTAATGATTGATCTATATACATAGCAAATGATGTCATTTCTTTATGTATTGGATCACTACCCATAAACCATGGGTTTTTCTTAGACCATGCATCCATATCTGGATCAATTTGTTTTTGTGGTTGTTCTATTTGTGGCTCCACATATTGAGATGCAACTTGATCTTGTAAACTTTGTGCATAACTACCTGCTTGTTGTTCAGCTAAAGTAGCTTGTGCTAACTCAGACTGTGCTGCAGCCATTTCTTCTGCATTACCTTCCTCGTAAGCTTTTTTAAACTTTTCTTGTGCGTTATATCTTGCCCACTGTGCATTATTAAGTGCCTGTTGGTTTAATACATCGCCACCTTGATTAACTATACTTTGTAGTTTTTGATTTTCAGACATCAAAGTTTTTAAAACTTTTGTAGCTTCTTTTGATTCTCTTAAAGCTTGTTCTTTTGCTCTACGTTCTTCGTGATATTCATATTTTATTTTATTAATCCTATCACCAGCAGATTTACTATAGTCTGCTATTTCTTTATCTAAAGCATCATCATCTACAGGTTGTTCTGTAGTTTCAACTTTAGGTGCTCTCCTATCTTCTTCAGGTCTTTCATCTATTACCTCTACCTCAATATCTTTTGGGGTTTCAGTATTAATCTCATTTGCAACACCAAAAAATTTATCTTCTGATGTTTGTTCTGATACAGGCTCTGCGTTTGTATCTATGACTTGTTCTATGCTCTCACTCATGCTCTAACTACTCCTGTTGGATCATCTACTACTGCTTCTACAGTATCATCGTTAATTAAACGAAACTCTTTACCATACATTTTCATACGAGTACCTGAATAAGCTCTAAATATTACCCAGTCACCTTCTTTGCACCAAGGTCCAGTTGGAAATCTTTTTTTATCAGCATAAGCTTCTGTGCCTAGTTTTAAAACATAACCACAAATATTAGATGTTTCTTCATCAACTCTAGTTTGACTAGCTTTAATGATTCCACCATCTGTAGTTTCTTTAGCCTCAGGCATTGCTATAAGTATTTTCCAACCTTTAGGTATAGGTAGTTGGCTTTTCACCTCATCACTAGGTTCTGGCTTTTCTACGCTATCTAACTTTGGGATATTTATTTCTTTTTTCTTATCCATATTTTGCACGACATAAGGTGTCGAGTTCCTATTCTTTTAAGTGTCGTTCCTTCCAATCCAGAACTTCACGCTCTGCAAGAGCTAAACCTTCTATAACTCCTGTCATTCTTTTATACTCAGGGAAGTCTTTACAACTCCCTGTTGAGATATGATCAGAACATTCATTCATTATCTCCCTCAACTTTTTAGTTAAGTAAGTTGATAGTGATTGCTCATTTATATCATTACTCATTCAATTTGCTATCATTAACTAAATCTTTAGCAATGTCAATACCTTTTTTATAATCATCCAATACTTTATTTTCTGATCTTTCTTCTCTATCTAGCAAATCGCTAGCAATATGCATACCTGTCTTTAAACCACTAGCTTCTTGTTGAGCTTCAATTCTTTTTTCTTCTAGCTCTTTATTGGCTACAGCTTTAGCAGCATCTACAGCTAATTTACTTTCATCAATCCTTAATTTACCTTCAACTTGTTTTTCTTTAATTTCAAGTTCTTTTTGTTTAGCAAGTATTAATGGGTCTTGTGCTTGTTCTTGTATTCTAGCTTGTTCTGCTTGTGCAGCATTTGTAGTAGCTACTCTTTGTGCTGCTTCAGCTACAAGAGTAGATATTCTTTTCTCAACATCAGCAGGTAAAGGCTCACCGACTGGTGGTAACTCTATACCCATCTCTCTTTCAACTTGATCTCTAAACTGCAATGAAAGATGTTGCATTATGTAATCTGATCCAGAACTTTGTATAACTTGTGCATTTGGACTTTGCTGTACTTTTGCTTGTACATTTGGGTCTTGCTGTGCAGCTACTAATGTATTGATATGAGCTTCGTGATCTTGGAACTCATATGCTTGTACAGGTTTACCATTAAGTATATTTTGTACTGCAGTAACTGGATCAACTGGTTGTACATCTTCTTGTGGTGGTACTATCTTATCTGCATCTTTAATACCTAATACTTCAAGCATTTGTCTGTGCAACTGACCTAAATCATATAACTGTGGTGCTTGTTGTGCTAACTGCATAGCAGCTTGATATTGCATAATTCTTTGAGCCATAGTTGCTGCATTTGGGTCTGATACTGGTAATACATCTACTCTAGCATCAAAATCTTGTATTGCTATTTGTTGCCCTTCTTCTACTTGATATGGATAAGATGGGTTAGTAAAGTCTTTAATAACGCCTACAAGTATCTCAAACTCTCTTTTCATAGACGCATGAAGTCTAGCTTGTACAGCAGACATAACTTTCATGTTTCTTTCTAATAATGCTAGTGTTGTGCCTACAGGTGCCTGACTATTCATGTCAGATACTTTCATATCAGATATGCTAGCAAATCTTTTACCTTCTTCTACTATGTTACCTAATAGTTGAAATAAAGTTCCTGAAGGCTCTTTATAAGGTAAGAATGTAATATTGTCTCTAATAGCACCGCCTGGAACATCTACATCTCTAAACTCACCAGGCATAATCGGACTATCATCACCTTTAATACGCAGTCCTCTAGCTTTTAAACCACCTGGTAAATTACTTAAAGTACCTGCATCTACAAGCTGTCTAAGTATTGATGTAGCTGATTTAGCTAATCCACCTATCATATGAATCAATCCAAAACCATAGAAACCTAATCCTGGTAGGTATTGATAATGAACAAAATGCATCCTTCTTAATTTAGCAGGATCATCTTCGTAATAATTTCTTCTAATGCTTAATATAATGCCAGAAGGATTATCTATCGTTACTACATAAGGCAAAGCAATGCCTGTATCTTGACCATTAGCATCTTTATCTTCAAACCCTTTAAGGTCTAAATCTACCTGCATTTCTAAGATAGTATGGCGTGTATCATAGTCATAACTCTCTGATTCACCTGTCATCTCATTATATTTCTTAGTAATATCAGATGATGATGGTGTAGCATCAGGTAGCTCTATATCTCTATAAAAACCATTGACTTGCATCTTTCTTATATCATTAGATGACTTTTTCATTACATGAGTAGCTCTTTCGCAAGTTTCTAAATCACTTGCTCCATAATTAACTACTACATCTTCAGCAGGTACAAATATACCGCTTGGTCTATTTAGTGTTGGATCAAAGTAAACTTTTCTAAATGCTGAACCTGCAAGTGGTAAAGAAAATAACATCTTTTCTGTTTCACTTCTATATTCAGTCATTTCATGGGTTAAAAGATAATTTAAGTAATCTTGAACTCTTTGACTTTGTTTTTCTTTAGCAGAATCTATTGTACCTACTATCTTAGTTCTTACAGGACCTGCAGCAGGAAATATCTCTGATATAGCTTGAGATTGAAACTTTATTACAGCTTCACTTAACATAGGATGAAATACACCACAAGCTCCTGCCCAAGGTGTAGTTCTTTCTTCTATCTTTAATCCCAGTTGATCTAAACCTTTAACATAGGTCTCTTCCCAATCTGATCTTGAATCTTTATCTGACTGATAAGCACCTATTAGTTCATTACCCATAGAGGTAAGCTCATCTTCATCAATAAAATCTACTAAGTTAGAATCAAAGCTAGCATCTGTCATTTCAGATGCACTTGGGTCAAAATTAACAATCATGCCACCATCTTCGGTTTCTGTTGTTTCAACCTCTACTTCTAATTCTGGTTCCATTTCTACTAATCCATCTACTGGTGTAGCAGGAACAAATTGTTTTTCTATAGCCATAGTCTCCCTAGTAATAATCTGCTGTTCTGTTATGTTCTAGTGGCTCATCTTCTTCATCTGAATCAAGAGGAACAAAACCACCTTGTCTAAATCTTAATAATGCTTGCGTACTGCTATCAACTAGATCATCATGTTCCATATTAGGAAATCCAGCAAATTGTTCTATAGTTTCTTCTGCCCATCTAGTCTCAGGTGCCCATATAACACCAGAAGCAAATAAGTCTGATACAGCATTTACTCTTGATATTTTATCATTACCACGACTTGGTGTGTATTCTTGTACAGGAATACCTGTTGCTCTTAACTCAAAGATAAGAGGCATACCTGCAGCCTTAGCTTCTACAATGAACGCATCTGGTTTATAAGCGTTATACTTCTC